TCTGGAACTAGTGGCTCTTCTGGAACTAGTGGCTCTTCTGGAACTAGTGGAGCAGCAGGAGCTAATGGCTCTTCTGGAACTAGTGGAGCAGCAGGAGCTAATGGCTCTTCTGGAACTAGTGGCTCTTCTGGAACTAGTGGAGCAGCAGGAGCTAATGGCTCTTCTGGAACTTCTGGTAATTCAGGATCTCCAGGAACTAGTGGCTCTTCTGGAACTAGTGGAGCAGCAGGAGCTAATGGCTCTTCTGGAACTAGTGGAGCTACTGGAGCTACTGGAGCAACTGGAGCAACTGGCCCAACAGGTTCTGATGGAGCAAATTCATCTAGATGGATATTTAAAAGTGCTACAGTTCCTCCTGCAGATCCCGCGCCAACTTTCTTTATTGCAGATACTGCTACAATTGCTTCAATAACTGCAGTAGGTATAGACGATTATAATGTAGATAATGTCGATTTTTCTAGTTGGTTAGCTAACATAGATAACTTAGTAGACACTTTACTAAATCCACTTTATTTACAAATCTCTCAAGTTGGTAATAGTTCTATCTTTGGTATATTCCCAGTAACTGGAGTAGTTAATTATACATCTCATTACGGATTACTTTTAGGAACTCCTTTATCTAGCAATGGTACGCTAACTAATAACTCAGTATACTCAATTGCTTACGTGTTTAACGGGGTTACAGGACCTACTGGAACAACTGGAGGAACTGGAGGAACCGGTGCTACTGGAGCAACTGGAAGTCAAGTTATAGAATTAATGGCTGCATGTTCAGATGAAACTTCTGCTATCACAACTGGCACTGCTAAAGTGACTTTTAGAACCCCATGTGCATTTACCTTAACTGGAGTTAGAGCTTCTTTAACTACTGCACAAGTTTCAGGTAATATCTTCACAGTAGATATTAATGAAGGGGGTACATCAGTACTTTCAACAAAAATAACAATAGATAACACAGAAAAAACAAGTACAACTGCGGCTACTGCACCGGTTATTTCAGATAGTACAATTGCAAATGATGCTGAAATGACTGTAGATGTTGACCAAATCGGTAATGGTACTGCAGCAGGTTTAAAAATAATTTTAATAGGAACTAGATAATGCCTTCAATAATAAACTCATCTATACTAAAAGTTTGTACAGGAAATGCAATTTCTGTTACATCACTTGGTGCTTATTTTAAATTTAACGGAGATGTAACAGATTCATCTGGAAATAGTCTAAATGGAACTGCATTTAATTCTCCAACTTTTCCAGCTGGAAAATACCAAACAGGTATAGAATTTAACGGAACCACACAATATGTTTCTGTTCCCGATAGCGCATTCTTAGAAGGATCTAGTGGTAATATCTCCGTATTCTTTTGGGCAAATTTTGTCGATGGAGGCACAGCAATAAGTAAAGATGGAGGAGGCACAGGATACAGAGTGTTACCTAGAGCAGGTTTAGATTGGTTAGTTACTGTTGGTGGTAATAACTGTAGTAGAGGTGTAGGCCCTGCAACAGGTGTATGGATTCACCACGGATTTACGTATAATAATAGCATTGTAAAAATATATGAAAATGCCGTACAAGTAGGAACAGATGTTAGTATTGGAGCTGTAACTTTAGCAAATGCAAATGCAATGAATATAGGAAGATCTATATCAGCAAGTTCATATATTCCAGCTACTATGGATGAAGTTAATATATGGCAACGTGTATTATCTGGTGCAGAAATTACTACATTATACAATTCAACTTGTCCACTTAAAGCTTAAAATATGGAATATTCAACTACAAAAACAGTAACAGATTGGGAATTCGAAAGCATCTATAATAGCGATGATACTAATATAGATACTGAATTACAATGGCAATTTAGAGCAGATAATCCCACTTATGAAGTAACAGGATCTATTGGACATATAGAATCAAACGGAGATGGTACTAAGACTTATTACATAACATTTACCTACGAAATTAATTAATAAAACATGAGTTTACTACAACAAATAGCAGAAAATTTAGGAGCCACAGGTGCTACTGGAGCATCTTGGATGCACACTATAGCAATCCAAGAAGGTGCTACAGGTCCTGTCGGAGGATCCTGGATACAAGCATGGGCTGATGCTGTCGGAGTTACTGGACCTATTGGAGGTTCTTGGATTCAGGCATTAGCAGACCACTATGGAGTTACTGGAGCAGAAGGAGATTGGTTAATTGGTATAGAAGTTGGTACTAGCGGTGGCGGAGGAGAAGCACCAGTAAACACGGTTGCTCCTGCAATAACAGGAACCACAATAACTGGAGAAACTCTCTCTTGCTCTGAAGGCTCTTGGACAGGAACCGCAACTATTATCTATACTTATCAATGGAAACGTAACGGATCTCCTATTGGAAGCGCTACTAATTCATCTTATGTTCTTGTTAATGATGATGTGGGAACTTCAGTAAAATGTACAGTAACAGCTACTAATGATATCGGAGCAACTAATGCTGATAGTAATACAGTTACCCCTACTAATCCACCATTAGATCCAGATGCACAAGCGTATTTAGATGCTGTTGAGGCTGCTGGAGGAACTATTAATGACACAATAACTGATGCAACAGATACATTATTTGTTGCATTAAAAGCTGCTAGTATTTATTCTAAAATAGATGTGTTTTATCCGATGATAGGTGGAACTTATAATTCTATTAGAATTGAAGCAAAATTACAATCTACTTATGATTTAACACAAAGTGGTTCTTGGACTTATAGTTCAAATGGTGCAAGAACAGTAGCAAATACTTCTGGTAGTTTTTATCTCAATACTCAATATAATCCTTTTACTAATTTAACAAGTGCAAATAGTTCATATAGTACTTATTGGACAAACACAAATAGTTTTACCCCTACAAATGATAGATATTTTTCAGGAGCTTATTCGGGGCAAACAGAATTCTGGACATTAAATCCTTATGATTCTAATGGTTGGAATTTTATAGGTTATAGAAATCAAGAAGGACCTAACGTTAATCCTACAACTGCAGGTATAGTTCCTAATGGTGGATATTTTATAAATAGTGAACTTAATGTTAGCGGTACTAATACTATACAAGGTCTGATTAATACCGCAACTTATACTTCACAAGCAATGGGTACTCCTACTGGTTTACCAAATTCAAATTTCTTTTTAGGTAACGTATCTATATCTGGTTCACCATATCAAGGTACCCCAGGAACTTACAATTTTTTACATATTGGTGATGGTCTTACACAAGCTGAAATGATTACATTATCAACAATCGTAAACACATTCCAAACCACGTTAGGAAGAAACACATACTAAATAAAATATAAATATGCCAGTAAACACAGGAACAGATCAAGAAGGATGCTTCGCAAGATGGGGCACACAAGGTGCTAAGTACCGATACTCATGCGGAGACGAGACTGCAAGAAACGAAGCCAAAGCAAAAGCCTATGAACAAGGCGTTGCTATTGGTGAATATGCGGAATCACTTGCTGTAGGAGATGCAGTATCTTGGAAAACAGGAGGACAAAATCCTAGAGGTAGAATCAGAGATGTTGTTAAAGACTCTAAGAAAGTACCTGGTGTTGATTTTGTCATAGAAGGCACAGAAGAAGATCCTGGTTATATTATTGAAATATACGAGGAAAAAGAAGGCACTTGGAACCCTACTGGAAAATTTGTAGGTAGAAAAGGAGATTCTATATTAGCAAATGTTTCTTTGGCTTCAAAAACAATGTATGAGAAACTTCACGAGTTTTATAGATTTAAGTAAAAGCACCAAATGGCAATTAGTATAAAAGTAAATATAGAAGGTCAGTCGTTAGTCCAACTAACGCAAACCATGAAGTCTCTTAGGTCTGAACAACAGGCTTTAACGAGTGAAGGTACTTCTGCCTATAAAGAATTTGAAAACCAGATTAATGAGGTTAATGCAGCTTTAGTAGCCCAAATTGGTGATTACGATACTGCTAATAAATCTGTAGCAACTCTAAAACAAGAATTTAAAGCTCTTAAAGATTTACAATCACAAGCTGGTAGTAGCGAAGAGATGGTTAAATTTGCTTCTGCAGCTGGCCAGGCTAACGATAAAATGCGTGACGTTAATGAGCAGGCAGCAATATTTTCAGGAGGTAGTGCATTTGAACAAGCAGGTACTGCAATTGGACAAGTAGGAGATTCTATAATGAGTCTAGATTTCGAAGGTGCTTCAGAGAAAGCTAAGACTTTAACTGAGATCACTAAATCTATGAGTTTTTCTGGAGCTACTTCAGGACTTAAAAGTTTAGGAACCACCTTTATGCAGTTAGGTAAAGCCTTATTAACTAATCCTATATTTATATTAGCTGTGGTTATTGTAGCAATTGGTGCTGCAGTAATGGCTTTACTTAATAAATTTGGACTATTAAAACCTATTTTAGATGGCATTAAAAAAGCAATAGGCTTTATTACAGATGCTTTTAGTGCATTAACAGATGCTATTGGTATAACTAATAATGCTGAGGAAGCTGCAGCTAAAAAACAAGAAGAACAACATAAAGAGCAAAAAAAGAGAACAGAAGAAAAAGTAAAATTAAATGATAGTCTTTATGGTATGTCAAAAGACTTATCTGATGAAGAATTTCAAAGATTACAAGAAGAAAGTGGATGGGAATTACTACGATTAGAAGATGTAAATGAATTAAAAGCTAAGTCGGCCCAAGAGGAACAAGCAAGAGGAGAAGAAGCATTAAGCAATTTTGTAGCACGTGTCGGTGACGTAAATGATTTAACTGAAGAGGAGGAAACAAAATATAATGAATTAACAGATGCAGTTAGAGAGAATGAGCAAGCAGTTATAATAGCAGAAACAGAAAAAGCCAAAGCTAAAATATTTAGAGCAATAGAAGCAGATAATTTATTGACAATGTTAAATGCTAAAGCAATAAAAAACGAATCAGCTCGTTCTAAAGCTTTACTTGATATAGCAGAAAAAGAAGCAATAGGTAAATTAGAAGCTAAGAAAAGAGAAGCCACATTAGCTGGTGATACAGAAACAGCTAAAAAATACGAAGAAGCTATAACTTTAACTAAAGCTGATTTTGAAAGACAAAGAGCTGCTATTACAAAAGGTGTTGCTAAAAAAGAAGCAGACGAAAGAAAAACAAATAATGATAATGCCCAAAGCGAATTAGAAAAAAGATTAAAAGAGCAATTAGATACAATTAAGAAAAGTAATCAGAGTAAATTAAATGATTTAAAAGAGGGTTCACAAGAATATTTAACAGAGCAATTAGCAGGTTTAGATAGAGAATTAGCATTTATTAAAAAGAATACAAAAGGACTTCAGCAGGATCAATTAGATTTAAAATTATTTACTGATGATATTAACAAACAGAAGCAAAAACTTAATACAGATTATAATAATAAAATACAAACTGAAAATAATAAAAGTGCTCTTAAAGCTGCTGAACTTGCTGTAGAAGAAGCTAAGACTGACGAGGAAAGATTTGCAGCAAGATTAGCTGTAATACAAGCAAATAAGACTATAGAATTACAAGCTGTACAAAAAGGAAGTGACGAAGAAAAAATAATTATAGCAAAAGCAGCAAATGAAATTAAAGAAATAGATTTAGAAAAGACTGCAATAATTATACAAAATCAAGTTGCTGTATTAAACCAATCTAAGGCTGCTGCAGACTTAGAAGCATCTAGAGCTGCTTTTGAATTAGAAAGATTTAAAGGTCAGCAAGAAGATAAAATAGTTGCTATCCAAGAATATGGTAAGGTATTAATTGCCCAATTAACTGCCCAGAAAGTTGTTGAAGATAAAAGTGTACAAGATCAATTAGATGCTTTAGAAAAAATTAAAGCAGAAAAAGGAAGTCTAAGTGAAACTGAACTTAATAAAGTTAAGGAATTAGAAGCACAGAAAAAAGCAATTGAAGAGAGTTATAGACAAGCTAAAATAGTAGCTGAAGAACAGACACAGCTGACAATAGACCAGCTTAAACAAGCTAGTATAGATAAAACCTTAGAAGATGCTTCTAAAATGGCTGCAGGAGCCGCAGAAGCACTTAGCATGATTACTTCCATTAGTCAGTCTAATTTGGCTACGCAGGAAAATCAAATGAATGCTAGGCATGCTCAAGAATTATCTAATTTAGAAGAAGGTTCTGAAGCATACGAAGCGGCTAAAAAGAGACAATTAGGAGAAGAAGAAGCTTTTGCTAAAAAGAAATTTGAAATAGATAAAAAGCAACAAATTGCAGCAGCTGTTATTCAAGGTATACAAGCTGTGTTATCTGCATTCTCTTCTGGATCTGCTATACCTGTAGTTGGTGCTGTTACTGGTCCTGCTTTTGCAGCACTAGCAGCAATAGCAGCAGCTAAAAATATACAAGCAATTAAGTCTACTACATTCCAAGGAGGTGGCGGTGCTCCTGTAGCACCTTCAGGTGGTGGTGATGTATCTGGAGTAGGTGGAGGAGGAGGTACAGATTCAGCAGTGCCTTCGTTTAATTTATTTGGTCAAGGTAATAATGCAAACACAACTAATGCCTCTTCTAATGTAATGGGAGGTAACCAAACACCTTTTGTTGTTAAGGCAGTTGTAGTAGAATCGGATATTACAAATTCACAAGCAAATGTTGCTAGATATAACGAATCTGCCACTTTGTAAAATGAAGCAATATGAAAAGTAATATATATGTTAAAGTAAAAGGATGAATATAACTTATTTAAAATTATTGCAACTATTCGAATCATTTGCTTCTGCTCATTTAGAGATTAAGAGGTTTAAAAGTGATTTTTTAGAACAATTACAGAATTTCGGAACTGAAGAAAATTCATATCCTATTTTTTATGTGGTACCTACACCAGCAACACTTGGTGGTAGTACCATTTTTACTGATATGAATCAGTACAGTTTTACTTGTTATTGTTTAGATATCATACAAGAAGGACGTGCAAATATAAATCCCATATTAAACACCACTGCATTAGTCTTAAACGACTTTCATAAATGGTTAAAAGATGGTGAAATACCAGGTATTGATATACTTACAGATAGTGTTATTTCTCCTATTAATAACTATGCTTTAGATGGATTAGCAGGTTGGTCATTAAATATTACTGTGGAAGTTTCCACATATTCTGTGTGTGAAATACCATTTAAAGATTCACCAATTATTACTGTTGAATCTTGTGATGTTATTTATGCTGCTTGGAAAGGTCCAACAGGACCTACTGGACCTACTGGACCTACAGGATCTACTGGACTAGCTACTAAGAATATTCAATTAAGTGGTACAGGAGGATGGGTTTGGGGATCAAATGATCCATTTGGTAATGCTGCATCTTATTATGATGTCACTTTTGCTCAGCCTTTTTCTTCTACTAATTACACTACAGATTTATTCTTTTATCAAGGAGGTGGACCTACTTCAGGTACAGGACTTGTTGGTTGGTTTGCAAATTCTGTATCTGGTCTTTGTATTGTTACTTTTGATAATAAAACCGCATCAGGTGTAAGAATTTGGATTAATCTAGACATTCCAACACTCGGAAGTGTAGATAGTATTTTTAATCTAAAAGCAATAGAAATTGGAGAATCCTAATAATACTATACTTTAATGAATTCTGCACTAACTGAGGCTTATAAAAAGATTGTAATGAGATTACAACTTATAGATACTGGTAATTTACTAAGATCTATAAATGTAGATGTTTCTATTAATAGACAACAATTAATTATAAATGTTAAAGGTGTAGATTATTTAGAATATGTAGATAAAAAATACCAACTTTCTAAATTATTTTCCGAGAGTTTTGAATTTAATAATGAGATTAGTGATTTATTTGCCCCAATTTTAGAAAAAATGGTGGATGATCAAATACAGAAAGGCACAGAAATCACACCAGATTTATCTTTAAAGATTTTAGTTAACGGGAATTAATCACTCATTGCGTTTTTCATACCTAGGATATTAAATACTAGAATTAATTTCTGTCCAAAAATATCATTAAATTTAGTTATATCTCCATTTGCTAAACCATAGATAGTATTTTCCCAACTAAATTTTGCTTTCTGTCTTTGTATTAATAATGTTTTTTGGTATTCTATTAGATCATATCCTGACAATTTCTCTTCCTCTTCTTCTAATTCTTTACCAACATCCGGATCTTCAAATAGATTCTGGTATGTTTTCATAAATTCGTTCTTCCAAGAAATATATTTTCTTATCCAATAAATTGCTGCTGTGACTGGTATATCTAAGAATTCTTCGGATCTTTTATTAATATCATAATTATAAGGTTCGCATATGCTATTCCCCCAATCGTCTTTACCTTGTTTTTTGTGTAGTATAGCTAATATAATATGGATATTTTCCATTGCATCCATAACATAATGTTCTATATCTATAAATTCTCCTAGTACTAATTCGTTAAATTCTATAGGAATTAATTCAGTATTTATTTTAATATGATTAGAAGGAGGTTCTCCACCTAAGAATGCTAATTTATCTAAAATCTGAAATAATTCATCTAGCCCTAAAGAATCTATTAATTCGTCTTCCGTATCAGTATTTAATAATACGGCTATCTGTTCTAATAAAAGTTGTGTACCAACAAGATCTTCTGATTCTAAACTTTTAAGTTCTAAGTATTGAGCTACGGTTATAGAATTCCAATTATTCGGGAGTTGGCTCAGGACGTTCATTAATAGTTTTAATTTTTTCATTTAATTTTTGGCTTATCCAAATAATATAAGGATAATAATCTCTTGCATTTAACGTCTTAAAAAGAGAAGTTTTGTGTTTAACATGAGCAGATGTATAATGTTCTTTATTTCCTAAATCGGATCTTTTAAATACAATTGCTAATACTCCAGAAAAGAAATTATTTTTATCTGCTAAAGATTTTTCTATAAAAACTAAATCTTTAGCTTTAAGAGAGAATTCTTCTCCTTCAGCATATGCTTCATAAATAAATCCACCAACTTCTAAAGTTCTATGTAAGAGCATTTTAAAATCTTCCGTTTTATCTTGGAAACTTTTAATAATTTCAAATAGATCATCGTCTGATAAATCATTTAAAAAATCATCAGATAATTTTAAAGCATATAAAGCATCAATGTACCTTTCTATAATTGTAATATCTTGATCATTTAATATTTTTGTAACCGATTCAAACTGTTCAATAGTAAAATCTTCGATCTGTGTGGGTATTTGTACCCCTTTTATTTCTATCATAATTGTGTTTGTGTTAATTTACCGTATAATTTTAATTCCATTTCTTGATACCTTTTAGCTGCATGTTCTTCATTTAAAAATGAACCTAAATAGTATCTTTTTTTGGATTTAATTATTCTTGCTACATACCTATTTGTTTTGCTACAAAAATGAACTCCTAAATATTTAGAACTTTTTTTATTTCTAATAGCCGATCTAATATTATTATCCCTAAGAGGAATTAATTGTAGATTGTCTGAATGATTGTTTAATTTATTAAAATCTATATGGTCCACAGTCATATCAAAACCGCATGGAATATGATCTAGGAAAGCCATAGCAACAAGTTTATGCACTCTAAAATTTTTATGCTTAATTTTATCAACCATTAGATCAACTCTAATATATCCGCCTGATCCTATACTACCTTTTAACTCTCTATTTCTTTGGGTATTTTTTACTTTTCCGTAATTAGACACTTCATATTTGCCATTAAATCCTGGTATTGCTTTCCATAATTCCATATTATTAATTGTTTGTGTATCTTATATATCATTAGACATAAAAATTTCCTGTAAAAAATAAGCATAAAATACAATTTATATGTAATGACTGAAAAAGAATTATACAAAATCACTATTGATCCTGAATATTCTGAAAATGGAGAGGATCTTGGTGTTGAACAAATAGCATTTGTTAAGAACCCAGCTGTTAAAATGAAAGGATTTGCTTTTAATGCAGATTCTAAATCTTTAAGATTTGCAGACGAGCCTAAAATGAGAATAACTGCACCAGCATTAATTCCAATGGACATTTATAGAAATGACGAATTTGGAGAATATTATGTGCAATTTACTGAAACTGAAATAGAAAAGATATTTTCTAAGTTTATGCAGAACCTTTCTAATAAAGGTAAATTCAACGTGGAACACAACGCACAAAAAGAATCACCAGCATATGTTTTAGAAGCATGGTTGGTAGATAACCCAAAACAAGATAAAGCTTATTCCACATTCGGATTAGAAGTTCCTAAAGGAACTCTTATGATGACTGCACAGCTTACTGATAAGAAATTTTTTAACGATTTAGTTAGAAACGAACAAACAGGATTTTCAATCGAAGGTTTTCTTGGATTGAAATTAGATGAACATTTAAAAGCTATCGAGGGGAAATATTTCAACTCGAATATTAAAAATAAATATACAACTATGAAATTACCAGATGGAAATCACGAAATCGAAGGTAAAATTTATGTTGTTAAAGATGGTGAAGTGTCAGAAATTCTAGACAAGGCCGAAATGGAAAATGAAATGCCCGGTGGTACTACTATCGAGAAAGATGCTCCAACAGGAACTGAAATGGAAGATGATGCAGCTGTAGCAGCAGATGAAGAAGATGCTGCATCGCAAACCGAATCACAAATGGAAATTGTTGTTCAGCCTAATGCTGTACTCTCTCCAAATCCTGGACAAGTATCAGGAGCAACTGGTGATAATGAGGTTAAGATGCAAATCGACGAAACTGAACTAATGACTATCTTACAACCTAAATTTGACGAGATTTACAAAATGATCGCTGATTTAAAAGCAGCAACAATCGACAGCGAAGATATCGGAGAAAATTTATTAGAACCGATGGAAATGAGTCTTGAACAAAGATTCTCAAACGTTGTTAACAATTACCTAAAAAAATAAATAAAAAATCATGAGAAAACTAAAATTCGACTTAACTGTAGAACCTAATGCTTTGCTTTGTCCAAACCCACAGGAATTCTACTCTAAGGCTTATATCACTGAAGATATTGTTGACAACTACCGTCCGATCCCAGGTGTTAAGTCTGCTACTAAAGTTGCAAACGTTCTGTTTGACAACGTATTAAAAGCATCTGCTTGTAACTTCTCCGCAGAACCACAAGTACTTGATGCAGTTGACATCGATGTATGTGCATTATCAGCAATGGCTGAACTTTGTCGTTTTGACTTGGAAGCGTCTTTCGTTTCTTTGCAAATGGCTAGAGGTTCTAACGGAGCTTTTGATGTGCCTTCATTCATGGCTTACTACTGGGACGAAATGGCGAAAGAAATCGCTCAAGAAATCGCAGAACTTCGTTGGAGAGGTAACATAGCTTCACCGGTTGTTAATTACTTAGATCTTTGCGACGGTTACGAAGTTAAATTTGATGGCGATGGAGATATCATCACATCAGGTTGGACACCAGCTGCTATCACTTCAAACAACGTGTTAACACAAATGGCTGCTGTTTACGCTGCATTGCCAGGAAAAGTTAGAGCATTAAAAAGAGACTTACGTTTCTATGTTTCTTCTAACGTATACGCTTCTTATCAATTAGCTGCTGCTCAAGGTAACACTATGACTTATGTTACTGAAAGCTTAGGAGATACTTTCTTAGGTATCAAATTAGTTATTTGTGATGGTATGAGTAACAACACAATGGTGTTAACTTCTAGAAACAACCTAATTTATGCTTTCGATGGTGAAGATGATGGTAAAGCTTTAAAAGCTGTTAACCTTGAAGATTCAGTTGCTGAGCCTTTATTAAGAACTCGTGCAAACATCAAAGTTGGTTTCTTCTATGTAAACCCAACTGAGATCGTTTACTACACATTCTAATAAAAAAACACAGGGGGTTTGGGTTACTAAACCCCCTATTTAAAAAACTAAATAACTAAAATAACATGGCAAATTGCGCATCACTAACAGGAATTTCAAAAAGTTGTGATAACAATATGGGTGGAATTAGAGGTGTATGGATCTTCGATATGGAAGATGTAGCAACTCTAACTCCTAACACCACTACATGGGAAATTGATGAAATCACTCTATCTGGTTCTCCTATAGTATTACCAGTAGCATTCGAATTCACTAGAAACTCTTCTAACTTTACAGAAGAAAATCCAATCGATCTTGTAAATGGTTCCTCATATATTACAGCAACTTTAAACTTAATGTTCTCAAGAAGAGAAGCAGCTAAGTCTAAATCAATTAAAATCTTAGGCGAAGGTCAAAGATATTTAGGAGCTTTAACATTAGACTCTAACGGAATCTACTGGTTATTCACAGAACTACAGTTATCTAACGTAGCTGAAGGATCTGGAACAGCTAGAGCAGACGGTTCTAAATACGCAGTAACCCTTATGGGAGAAACTGCTAATTTTGCAATGATAGTAGATGAAGCTGACGCGGAACTATTTATCGCAACTGGTAGTACGGAGCCATAATATTCGTAGTTCGGGCGTGAGTCCAATCCATATATAAAAAAGGTCTGGAATCTCTGGACCTTTTTTTAGTGGAAAAAGCACTCTCTTAATGTAATATATAATAATAAACATTATGATCTATATTAGTAAAAATACCACCAACGAATTTGGTTTAGAATTTCCTTCTATTCCCACCACTTATGTGTATTTTATGTTTGTATTCACATTCGAATCTGCAGTACAACAAGAAGAAAGATACTGGTTTTATGATAATCCAGTATGTAATAATAGAACCAACGTTTTTGAATTGGTAGAATCAGATAGTGCTTTACAATCAGACGAGCAAAATCCTATAAATCTACCAATAGGTCAATGGGATTATCAAGTTTATTCTAGCAATACCCCTATTTCTTTAGGAAGTCCTGAGAATTTAGGAATTCTTATACAAGAAGGACGTATGGTTGTAGATGGAGTCACAACAGTACCAGAAGTTTATATTGGAACACAAGAACAGTTTTACACTGCTAATGTTTACGATTGATCTAATACCCAATTGTACATTTTCCAATCCTCTAAAGCTTCTTCTTCACTATCATAATAATCTATATGGTATATGTTAGCATGTTTATCAAACACATCTACTCTCCATTTTCCTTCAGCTTTTATGTAAACTAATCCTGGATATCTAGTGTCCGGTATTTTACCTGCCCTAGAGCTTTCCCAATTTCTATAAACATTTATAGCATCTTGCATGTCTATAAAATAACCAACATGAATCATTCTTCTAGGATTTCTTAATGCAAAAGCAATTTTCCATTTTCCATTAGGAGTATACCAAGTCACATTATTAACTCCGCTTTTTAAAAAATTCTTAGTGACGTGAACTCTATCTATAATTTCTAAGTTGTCTACCGCATCGTTATTAGGATCACCATCAATATGTTTTACTCTTTTAGTTAAATCGTTTTTATCTAATCCTAAAAAACATTGAGCAACTAATCTACTAACTAATCTTTTACGTACTTTGCTATTATGTCTAATAATAACAAGATTTCCATCATTTTTTAGAAATTTCACAGCTTTTAACTGTCTGTTTTCTTTTTTAATTTTTCCTGTGTTACTTACAAAATATGAATAATCATATCCTTCTAAAGGTTTCCAAATTTCTTCCATTTAAAAATAAAGTTATAGTTAATGTAATATATATATCAAAATCATAAAACTATGAAGCTATTTGGATTTAATATTAGTAGAACAAAAGAGGAGAAACAAGAATCCAATCCTCAAACATTTTCTGCTTTCGTACCAATAGGGAAAGAAAATCTATCACTCCCGTACATAGATCCTATGTACACACTAAACGGGATCACACAATTTGGAGCAGACAATCTGTATCCACAGAAATTAAATCAATTATATTTCAGTTCTCCTATACATTCTGCTTGTATTGACTTCACAGTTAATGCTATTATTGGTGGTGGTTACACTTGGAACAATGAAAAAGCACCTGCACAAGAGATCGTAGATAGATTAGCTTTTGAAAAATTTAATCATTTTAACAAATTATCTAGACTCCTAACAAGAGATTGGTTGATTCATAAAAGAGTCACAGTGGAAATTGTAAGAAGAGGTAAGGATGTAATTAAATTCCGTAGAGTAGACCCAGAAACAATTCGTAATGACCAATGGTTAGAGAGATTTATGTACTCGTCTGACTGGAGAAGAGGTTATTTAAACGCAAGAGAATTTATTAAATACTATGATGGATGTAAAGATATTAGCACTCTTTATACATTCTACGATTCTAGTCCTGGAGTTAATTCTTATCCACTTCCTAGTTACAACAGTGCACTTAACTGGGTACAACTAGATGCTGAACAAGCTTATTTCCACAAGAACAACATACAAAATGCTATATTTCCAAGTCTTGCTATTAGAAGACCTAAAGAATTCCAAAGTATTGCTGAGATAGAACAATTTAAAAGAGAAATAGAAAGCAAAACAGGAGCAGCAAATGCTGGTAAGGTTATAGTGCTAACAGGAAATGGTATGGACGATGTACCAGAGATTGTTAATATACCAACAAATGACAACAGTGGGATATTTGATTCCACTTCTAAAGAATTAAAAGAGAATATCTCTATTGCTCATAAGATTAACCCAGCAATTATGGGAATTAAAACAGGAGGACAATTAGGTGCCACTACAGAAATACAAGACTCTTACACTATATTTGAAAAAAATGTTGTGCAACCAGACAGAATGATAATAGAAGAAATACTTAATGAATTAATACATATAGCTGGTGTACACGATTCAATTACTATTAACAACTACCAGATTATCGAAGGACAAATTGTAGATAAGACTGTATAAATAATAAACAAGAATGATTTACTTTGTTACGGAAAATTACTTAAAATTAAATACTACCGTCGGACTTAATGTAGATGCGAACATTATCTCTCCTGCTATAGTAACTGCTGCCGACACATACGTCCGCAGTATTATCGGAACACCCTTTTATAACTACTTGCTTACACAATTTAACAATCAAGTTCTAGATTCCGATGAAGTTACACTTGTTCAAGACTACATTAAGAACGCGGTGGCATGGCGTGCTGCTTCAGAAATAGTGGTTGCTGCTTCTTATCAGTTAAAGAACAAAGGTATCCAAACACAATCTGGAGATTACTCTATGAGTCCAGAATATAAAGCTCTAATGTTTAATGTGCACCACACAGCAGATAAAGCTGCATTCTATGATAGTAGACTTTCTGAATTCCTAGGATCAGACAAAGAGAAATACCCACAATTCTGGGCTTATGATAATAGATTTGCAATTGCTAGAAGACATTGTGATATACCAAATTTATTCAACCAAAACATAATGTTTATTTAATGGATGCACTAAATTTTTTAACCTTTGTAGCGGGTTTATCTATTACAATTATAGGTTATTTTTTAAAACAGACTATGTCAGATCTTAAATCAGTAAAAGAAATTAGTTACGAAACTAGATCTAAACTAAATGTACTTGAGAACGATTACATTAATAAAGTGGAAGCTCTTAACAACAAATTTGATATGCTTAATGAATCTATTCGAGAACTCACTAAGGAAATTAAAAATATGCCACGTAAATAGAATGAAATTACAAGACACATACAACGATTATCCTAAAGAGGCTTCAGAAAATGCTAAGCGAGCACTTAGATGGGCTGAAGAAAACGGTTGGGGTGATTGTGGAACTCCCGTAGGTAAAGCCAGAGCAAACCAATTAGCTAAAGGAGAGTCTATCTCAAGAGACACAATTGCTCGTATGGCTGCTTTTGAAAGACACAGACAAAATAGCAAAAGACAATTAGGAGATGGCTGTGGAAGACTAATGTGGCTAGCTTGGGGTGGAGATGCAGGAGTAGAATGGGCACAAAGAAAATTAATTCAAATAGATAAAACACAATTAGCAGAAGGACAACCACACTACACTAAAGATGGGGAGTTATGGACTGGACCCACACACAAAGATGCAAGTGGCAGATTAATGACAGGTGCTACCCATACTGATGAATCAGAATTCCTTTATCACTTGGATGAAATGTCCGGTTCTAAAATTTATAAAACTCTTTTAAGATTTTTTAACTAGTAAATTTGCTAGTTTATATTACCGCTACTGAACTTTTGTCCTAGTCCTAATGGTAATCATTAGGACTTTTTATTTGTAGCACTTAAAATGGATCTTTCTGTTTCTCATTT